ATTTTCGCCGTTAAAACCACCGCACGGTAAGAGAGAGAACGACATGAGTGAGTCACGCATTCAGTACCGGGCAATCTGCCCTGCATGTTTCAACCAGCAAGCGCTGCGCGGCGATCGGTTGGTCGATCACGGTTACACGATCCCGCAGGCGTGGCATCAGCGCACCGGTTCATGCGCTGGTGTGAACGAACCGCATTTCGGCACACCTGCTGGGCGCGATGTGACCATCGACATCATCAGGTCAATCACAGCGTTCATCGCCAAGAGCAACACGGAGATCGCAGCGCTTGCAGAGGCGAAGCAGATCACCGTGAAGGAACGGGTGCGGTTCACGAAAGAGTATGTCGAGAAGACGTACACGAAAAGCGGCACACCTGTCGAGTTCCGTGAGGCGATCAGGAAGCATCAGTACCTGCTTGAGTCGCACATCAGGCAGGCTGAGTCATCGCGCAAGGACTTCCAAGATCGCGTCGATGCATGGACTGCAGTTGCCCCGGTCGAGGTGAAGACTGAGACGAAGGTGCCAACGGTTCACGGCGACGGCAGCTATTACGACAAGCGCGCAGCGTTCTGCTCTGGCAGCGCGATGGGCGCGCGGCGGTCCCTCGGATCGCGCAGCGAGATCACCGGTGACTGGTCGCGCGTCACCTGCGCACGGTGCCTGAAGCTCAAGGCTGAACACGATGCGCGGGCGGCGAAAAAGGCAGCAGAGAAGGCAGCGAAATGAATGCATGAGAATGCAGCGTCATGGCCTGATGGGCATGGCAGTCCCATAGTAGGACCGACCCCACGAACTTTTGACCGCCCCTTGCTCTAGCAAGGAGAATGGTATAGGCTTCCACATGGAAGCTTTTTTTTTGCAAAAATTGGGTAAAATTACTCAATTTCCAAGGCCTTGAAATAAAGGACGTTTTCACAAAATGTCGACCAAAAAAGTTGCCGTAAAGAGGAAAGTAGGGCGGCCGTCGAAAAAGACCGATGAGTTGATCGCTGAAATCTGCGGCAGACTCGCATGTGGTGAGCCCATGTCTCGCATCTCGCAAGACGCGCACATGCCCGACATGACGAACGTATATGCGTGGCTGAAAAAAGATCCAGAATTTCGCCATCAGTACGAAGAGGCCCGTAAAGATGGGGCGCACACTTTCGCAGATCAGATAGCGCAAATTATCGACCAGACTCCGCTCAAGCTGACGGACGAGCAGGGGAATGTGAAGTACGACCCGGCCTCGATTCAATGGAATCGCTTGAGGATGGACGGCCGCAAATGGCTGGCCGCAAAGTACCTGCCGAAAGTTTATGGCGAGCGGCTGGGACTCGAGGGAACGGACGGCCCGCCGGTCAAGACCGAGGATGCGGGATCTCAGCGTCTGTTCGAATTGATCAGGACGCTTGAAATGAAGGCCCGTGCCGGTTGACCTGCTAGAGCATCTCGACGCTGATCTGGCGGCGGGATTTGACGCGCAGCCGGACGCCGACCGCATCGCAATACTCGCGCACATTGCGTGGCTGGGCCGCGCCGGCCGGCATCAAGTACCGCCGCCGCTGGAGATGGACTGGACGATCTGGATGTTGCTTGCCGGCAGGGGGAGCGGGAAAACGCGCTGCGCTGCGGAGGCAATCTGGTGGTGGGCATGGATGGACAAGGGGTCTAGGTCTCTCGTGCTGGCGCCGACATCCAACGACATTAAGTTCACATGTTTTGAGGGCGAGAGTGGCTTGCTCAATGTGATCCCGAAAGAAATCGTGTCGGACTATAACCGGCAGGATCACCAGATCACGCTTGTGAATGGGTCGAGCATCAGGGGCATCAGTGGTGATGCGTTCGAACGACTGCGGGGGCCGCAATTCGGCTACTGCTGGGTTGATGAGGCCGCGGCATTCCAGTACGCGCAAGAGGCGTGGGACATGATGATGCTGGGCTTGCGGCTGGGCGAAAAGCCGCGAGTCATTGTCACGACGACACCAAAACCGAAAGACCTGATTCTTGATCTCGTGGCCAGAGAGGGTCAGGACGTTGTTGTTGATCGGGCGTCGACATATGCGAACATCAAGAATCTTGCTCCATCGTTCGCAAATCAGCTTGAGCAGTACAAGGGGAGCAAGTTATACCAGCAGGAGGTGCTGGGAGAGATTGTGGATCTGGAGGACGGCAAAGTCGTTTCTCGGGACATGTTCAAGCTGTGGCCGGCAGGGAAGCCCTTCCCGAAATTTGAATACATCGTGCAATCCTACGACTGCGCCTTCACGGATAAAACATACAACGACCCCACAGCAATGACGACGTGGGGCGTATTCAAGCCGACGGATGGGCCGATGTCGGTTCTGCTCATTGATTGCTGGTCGGAGCATTTGGACTTCCCGAGACTCAAGCCCAAGGTGCTGGAGGAGTGGAGGGTGAGTTATGGCGAGGGCAAAGAGGCAAAGCGGCCAGACCTGATTCTCGTCGAGGACAAGGCTTCAGGAATCTCACTGGTGCAGGAACTGCGACAGATGCACTTGCCGGTGAGGGCATGGAATCCGGGTCATGCCGACAAGATGACCCGACTGCAGATTACGGCATCAATTTTCACGACGGGCCGGGTGTGGCTTCCAGAGTCAAACAATCGAAAAGGATTCGTCAAGGACTGGGCCGAGGGGTTCCTGAGTCAGTTGTGCGCGTTTCCAGACTCGACAAATGATGATTACGTCGACAGCGCCTCCCAAGCCATTCGCTTGCTCAAGGACATGGGTTTCCTAGACATTAACCCGGAACCGCGCTACGATGATGAAGACTACGCTGATGCAAGGCCCGCGAAGGTGAATCCATATGCGATTTGATCGTGAGTAAAAAGAAATTAGTCAAGGTCGTGGCTGACGTGCTGACGCCCGTCAATCGGATCGACATGTCATACAAGGACGTGACTGCTCGCGTTCCGGAACTCACAGAGGCCGCCAGACGGGTGCAGGCCGGTAGGATGACCCAGAGCGAGTATGCTGCTCTTGTCAATGCCCTGAAGCCCGTTAAGCCCTATGAATTTATTCCAAAGCCAGCGACCGTTGATGAGGCCATTGCTGCTTTGACATCAAACAAGCGCGGCGCATACGGGAAGACCGCTGATATTGGTGCTGGCGAAATGACGGATCTCAGGTTGGACATCCCTGCATACAGTCAGCACGGCGTCTGGGTAAATAGCATTCATCGCAAGGGGGCTCCTACGGTGTATGGGGCGACATCGTCTGTGACTGATGCGACGATGATTCCTTCTCCGGAAAAGGCAATGAAGGTGGCGACGGGCGAGACGTCAAAGGCACCGTTTGCCGTCATTCGCGGCGGGTGGAACCCGATGGATGAAGCATTTGTTGTGGAGCAGGCCCAGAAGTACTTGAAGCACAAGGACTGGCGGCAGGTTGGTTATGATCCGGAGCGGCATGGGTACTTTTACGACAGGGAGACTATGTCGCCGATAGTTTCTGCTGATGAGGTGATACAGATTGGTCCGTTGGTGCTGGCGAAAAAACCAAAGTATGGTGACCCAGAAGATTTCCCATTCCGCAAAGGTGGCGCCGTGAATAAAAAGATCGACGAGATAATCGCGCAAGCCAAGCAAGGGCCGGTTAGCGGATACGCACCATTGCGAACCCGTACACCGAGTCAGTACGAGAAAGACTTTGATCAGTACCTCGCGGCACAACAAGAGGCGCGGCAACGGTTGCTGACTGATCGTATTCCCAAAAGCATTGATGACGCTATTGCAAAAGCGGCGGGGCTTGTTGAGGGTGGCGCAGGCGCATTGTTTGGGTATGGCGCTCAACTGCCCGGGATGGTTGGAGATCTGCGCGAACTTTATGAAGAATACAAGCCAGAGGGCTGGGCTGATGCTCCCGAGTGGCTGAAGAGAACACTGACGACAGACCAGATTCAGGATCTGCTAACTCAGAATCTGATCCCGCCAGAAATTGCGACCGAGAATTTCAAGGCAGGGACTACCGGTGGAAATATCGCTGCCATTGCTGAAGGGGTGGCGTCATTGCCTCAAGCGGCCAAGGTCATTGGCGCTGGGGTTGGGAAGGGAGTCAGGGCGTTGGCCCCAACGGCAAACCAGATGCTTGAGAACTACATGCTCAAGACGGGGCAGATTCTCCCAATATCGCTGGACGCCATGCGACTGGCTGTTGATCGGAAAGCAAAGGGCGGTGTGATGGGTGCCGCTGACCTTGTCGGCAAGGGCATCAAACTCGGCAAGGAAATGAAAGCGGCTGCGGCAGCACGAGAGGGCGTCCCGGATTTGCCGCCGGCAATGAAGGAGGGAGTCTTGGGGAAGATGGGTGATGTTTTGTCGTCAAAAACCCCACCGATGACGCCGCCAACCGGAAGCGATTTGCCATTGATGCCGCGCAGTCAAGGAATGTATCCGCAAGGGGTTGAACAGCGAGATTTGCAACGACAGTTGGGGCGAGGCGGAAAATATACGGAGCGAATGGAAGACTTGTTAAAAAGCCGTTCCGCCAAGCGAAAGACCGATGAGTTAATCCGAAAGGGTGATGAGTTAGGGATGCGGGAGTGGTACGGGACCGAGCCGTTGAGAGTCGTTGCCATGAATTTGGGAATCGATCCAAAAGATTATGAAAGATTCATGGCTCACATGGCCAGCGCCAGTCAAAGGAACCCGGTTGATAAACAAAACCAGATGGGTTCATTGCTATGGTACTTAGAAAATCAAGGAAAGCTGACGCCAGAATCTGTTTTGCTGACGAACAAGTTAAAACGCTCTGGGGCTCCGGCTGGGGCAGATCTTGTTGAGTTCCCGGCGGGTTATGGGTCGCTTGCTCAGTCTGCGATATTTGATCGGGCAAAACAAATTGCTGCTGGAGACATCTCCGGGGCGTTGCCAGAAGATAGAAAGCTTGGAACGTTTTATCGCAATTTATTGGGGAATCTTCGCCCTGTTACTGTTGATGTGAATGCGGTGCGCGGGCCAATCATTACTCATGGCGACCCAAGGTGGCTTGAAACTCAACTTGTAGAAAAAGACGAATTGGGAAATGTGGTTGCAAGACATCGTCCGAGAGAGGCGGTGGCGTCTGGTGAGATGAGTTTGAAAGAGGCGAAAGACAGGCCGGGGTTCTGGCTTGCCGCCCCTGAAGGTAGTGAATACGCCGGATTTGAGAAACTGTGGCAGAGAGCGGCAGAGCGGGCAGGTGTTGCTCCAGCAGAGGCACAAGCGATGGGTTGGTATGGGTCGGCCGATGTTACGGCATTGAAGACGAAGCCAGAATTGTATGTGGATAATCTTGAAAGGCTTATTCGTCGCACGGCAGAGCAGACCGGGAAGAGGCCGATGGAGGTCATGGAAGACATGCTGACCGGGAAGGGCTTTCTTCGAAAGAAAGGCGGCGCAGTCAAAAAGAAGGCTTCTGGTGGACTGACTTCAGATGATCTGGTCGTCGCGGAGAGGAAGCTCTAAGTGGCCGGGAAGAAAGAATTCATTGCTGGTGTTGGAAGGCTTTTGAAGCCATCGAAAACGCCGGCAAAAACCACCGCAGAAATGGCGCACGAGTTAGCGCAGCATAGGGCAACATTGCCGGTTAATTTGGGCGGGCTTGGTCTTCCTCCGGGCAATACGGCAATGGACCGTGCAAAGGCGCAAAAATACGTTGATTATTATCACGGCACACAACGTCTTGATAGATTGCTGGAGAAGCCGGAATTGAACCCCAAGAGGGCAACGTCTGGGCCAATGCCTTACGGGACTACAACAAAAGAATTGGCGTCAAATTACGCCATGCAAAAGCCAGATACGTCAAGAATTAACCTTGATGAAGGTGATGTATCAAATTATTTTCAGGTCTCACCAAAAGATTTGGGTGCTAGTGGCAGGTCTCCAATTTCTGTTGAAAGAAGCTGGCATTACTTGTCGCCAGAGCAAAAACAGTTAATAGCAAATTTGGCCCCAAGGGTGGGCTATGAAAATTTAAATGAATTTACCGGCCCATTTGTTGTTCATCCAGAAGGCGTCAACGCAACGCTGAGTCCTAGTCAATGGGACTGGATAATGAATAACAGCGCCAAGCAAAATCCATTGGCCGCATTGAGAGAAATGTGGCATGACTCTGGCCAACTTTATGGAAAAGAAGAAGATTTGGCAAAAATTTATGGATTGGCCGGATATAAGGTGCCTATAAGCCAAACAAACGCGCCGTGGACTGAGGCGCAGGGCGTTTTGCTTGGAATGGTAAGAACGAATAATCCGCTGAACACCTCTGATAGTGAATATCTGAAATCGATCTTGCCGTCGTTGAAAGACGCTTTTGCAAGAGACAGATCTCGCTTGAAAATTGGCCCGGATCAATGGGGAAAAGAATCACGCTACACTCCAAAAGACTGGGTTTCGCAACTGGAAAAGGATTTGTCTTCTGGGGAAGAGTCGTATGTGTGGACAAGCATTCCAGACAAGGTGACGGAAGAATTGAAAAAGCTTGGGCACGATTCGATTCTTGACGTGTCAGGAAAGGGCGGCGGCGCGAAAGAGCCCGTCGTCATTCCGTTTGCTCCGTCGCAAGTGCGATCAAGATTTGCGGCCTTTGATCCGTTTGAGATTGAATCATCGGATTTGCTGAAAAAAAATGGTGGGGCTGTGAGAATGCAAAGTGGGGGCAAGATGGGGGCAGTTTCATCATTGGTTCGCGCATTCGGTAAGCCAGCTACCAAGACGAAGCCATTCTATTCCCCGGTAGACGAGGCTATTGCCAACATCACGCAGGGCAAGGGGACGGCAGATCAGTTTCTGGCGATGATTTCGAAGTCCAAAGGGGTTAAGCCTCAAGAGATCAAGGACCGCAACCTTGGGGTTCTTTTGTCCGGTAAGGGCAAGATGACCAAGGCGGATCTTGAAAAGATTGCCGCAGAGAATCCGCCTCCACAGGTCGTGGAGCGCGAGATTGGCGAGCGGGCGTTCAACGCGAGAGTAGAAGAAGTTGCGGAAGATTTGAGGGCTGACAAAGTTTGGGAATATAGGTCGCAGGGCGAATCGCAAAAGAACGCTGAATGGCTTGCCGATAGCGATTCTGATGAATTCTATCGTAAGGCCCACGCGAAAGTCATGGATGAGGGGCTCCACGACCCTCGTTATGAGAAATACACCATCCCGGGTGGCGAGAATTACCGCGAGATTGTGTTCAAGTTGCCCGACACAACAAACGAGGCAAAAAAAGATCTGTCGGCATTCCAGAAAAAAATGCGCGACAAGTACGATGACATGAACTGGCGTCGTCATGCTGATGACGAGGAAAAGCTGGAGGGCGACCGTTTAACGAGTGAAGCCAACAAAGCAGTATTTCGGTCCACTCATTACGATGACCCAAATGTTTTTGCACATGCTCGCGTAACAGATCGCATTGGCCCCAATGGGGAAAAGATCCTGCACATTGAGGAAATCCAGTCTGACTGGCATCAGGAGGCCAGAGAGTTGCGGAAAAAAGAGGTCAAGCGGTTGATGGCAGAGGGACTAGATAAGGCCTCGGCAAATAAAATGGTGCCTGAAGATTATGGGTATGGAAAGGAATTAAATCCTGAAGATGTTGTTTTGGATAATGTTGAAGGACAAGTGCATTATTTTACCGCTCCCTCTGGTGCGTCATTCAGGATAAATGCCTCTTCAATTGAAGAGGCAACAGAAAAAGCGATAGAGGCGGTGCGCGGCAATAGCTATTACAAAACTAGAGACGGTGTCCCAGATGCGCCCTTTAAGAAGGACTGGCATGAATTGGTGCTGAAGCGATTGATTGATGATGCGGCAAGGAATGGGTATGACCGCATCTACATCACGCCGGGTGCCGAGCAGTCTGAGCGTTACAAGTTGAGCAAGCAAATCAGCAAGATCGAATACGAGCCGACAGCCGAGCCCGGGAAATATGAGTTCATTGCTTACGACAAAAAAGGCAAAGAAATCATTCACGAAGATAAAATTTCGCCGTCCAGAATAGAAGAATTGGTTGGTAAAGATCTGGCTCAAAAGATTGAAGCTGATCAGGGAACAAAAATTAATGAGGGTGGCTATCGGGATTGGAGGGAGATTGCCGGCTTGGATTTGGACGTTGAGAGTAAAGGTATGCTGGGCTTCTATGATCAGATGGTGCCATCATTTCTAAACAAGTACGGTGAAAAGTACGGGGCCAAGGTTGGTTCAATGAGCGTGACCAAGCCACCAGAGAACTCAATGGACGTGATGGGATACACGCTTGGCCGGGAATACACGCAAGGCAGCGCGACGTGGAGCGATTTTCTTTCGGCCAACCCAAGGGCGGCAGAACAATTTTCGGTCCCTGTGCATTCGTTTGACATTACCCCAGACATGCGGTCAGCAGTAACCGAAAAAGGCGTTCCACTTTATGTTGGCGCCCCGATAGGAGCGGTTCCGATAGGTGCGGAATTGGTGGATCAGGAACCGACGGAGTACCGTCGTGGTGGCCCAGTCAATATGGATGCAATGCGATTTGCGGTTCAAAACAAACAACTGAGGAAAAAACATGGCTGAGATGCCGATTGACCCGCAATTCGGGCGTTTTATTGACGGACTGACCATGCTTCCAAATGGTGGGGCGGAGGTCTCCATCGCTGATCAACCTATGGACGTTGAAGAACTGGGGGATGGATCTGCGGTTGTCACGGTAGAGGACAACGTGCGCGGCCCGGAGGAGTCTGCAGACTTTTATGAAAACCTTGCAGACACTCTGGACATTGGCGATCTGAATTCCATTGCGTCACGTTACCTTGACCTGATCGAGAAGGACAAGGAAGCGAGGAAAGAGCGTGACAAGCAGTACGAGGACGGCCTGCGAAGGACGGGTCTTGGAAACGACGCTCCCGGCGGGGCGACGTTTAATGGGGCATCGAAAGTTGTTCATCCGGTAATGGCTGAAGCCTGTGTTGACTTTGCTGCCAAAGCAATCAAGGAGTTGTTTCCACCGGACGGCCCCGCAAGAACCAACATCATTGGCGAGGCTACGGAAGCAAAAACGGAGGTTGCCGAGCGCAAGCGCGACTACATGAACTGGCAATTGACCGAGCAGATTGAAGAGTTCCGCGACGAGCAGGAACAATTACTTGCGCAGCTTCCATTGGGCGGGAGTCAGTTCCTGAAGATGTGGTGGGACGATCAGAAAAAGCGGCCGTGTGTTGAGTTTGTGCCGATTGATAATGTGTATCTGCCATTCAGCGCGGTGAATTTCTACACTGCGCAACGAGTAACTGAGGTGCATAACATCTCGGAATGGGAATTCAAGAATCGCATTTCCCGCGGGCTTTACCGTGATGTGGATATTATCCGCGCCTCGATGGAGCCGGACCCCAGCTTGGCTGAAAAGGCCAATAACAAGATCGAGGGGAAGCAATACCAGAGCGGTGAAGATGGGCTGCGGCGTGTCTTCCATATCTACACTTGGCTGGATCTGGAGGACGACCCGAAAACCAAGGGCAAGAACGCTCCCTACATTCTGATGGTCGACGAACTGGACATGGAAGTGCTTGGCCTGTACAGAAACTGGGAAGACGGCGACGAAACGTTCACCAAACTGGATTGGCTGATTGAGTTCAAATTCATCCCGTGGCGTGGGGCTTACGCAATTGGTCTTCCACATCTGATTGGAGGGCTTGCTGCCGCTCTCACGGGCGCTCTGAGGGCGTTGCTGGACTCGGCCCACATCAACAATGCCCCCACGATGCTGAAGCTCAAAGGGGCTCGTATAAGCGGCCAAAGCCAGCAAGTGGACGTGACGCAGGTGGTGGAAATTGAGGGCGCTCCCGGTGTAGACGACATCAAGAAAATTGCCTTTGCAATGCCGTTCAACCCACCCTCAACGGTGCTTTTCAGTCTCTTGGGGTTCCTTGAGAAAGCAGCCAAGGGTGTTGTGACCACGAGCGAGGAAAAGATTGCTGACATCACCAGTCAAGCCCCTGTTGGAACGACGCAGGCATTGATTGAGCAAGGCGCGGCGGTATTTTCAGCAATTCATGCGCGACTGCATAACTCACAACGGCGAGTTCTTCAAGTGCTTCAGCGACTGAATCGCTGGTATCTTGATGAACAGAAAAAGGGCGACGTTGTTGCGGAATTGCCCATCAAGAAAGAGGATTTCAAGCGCAATGGGGACGTTATTCCGGTCTCAGATCCGCATATATTCTCCGAGACTCAGAGAATGGCGCAGACGCAGGCGGTGCTGTCCTACATGGACAAATATCCTGATCTGTTTGACCGACGAGTAGTGGTGGGTCAGGCATTAAAGCAGATGAAGATCCCGAATCTTCAGGCGATGATGCCGCAGTACTCCAAGCCGCAGGAAATGCATGCCGCCGATGAAAATGCTGCCATAGCTATGGGGCGAATAGCGGTAGCGTACCCCCGGCAGGACCACATGGCGCACATTGCAACTCACTTGGCGTTCGCCTTGGACCCGGCATTGGGGATGAACCCGATCGTTGCGCCGGTATTTGCTCCCGGAGTGCTTGCGCACATCAAGCAGCACATGATGTTGTGGTACACGCAGAAAATGAACGGGTACACGCTGGTGCCGGCGAAGGTGAAACAGCAAAAATACGAAGACTCCAAGCTTGCGCCGGAGATTGACCGGGCAATGGCGGTTGCCGCGGCGCATTTGCAGATGGATTCGCAGCAAACCTTTGCGCAAATCATGCCGCAGATCCAGCAATTGATGCAGGTAGCCCAGCAATTCTCGCAACCCAAGCCTGCGCCGATGGATGGGGACGCTCAAGCGGTGCTTCAGGCGTCAACGGCAGAGACTCAGCGTCGTGCTGCGCGTGATCAGGCTGATATTCAGTTGAAACAAGCGGAAATGCAAAACAAAAACATGCTGGAATCGCAAAAATTGCAGTTTGAAGCCGCTCAAAACACTGAAAATAATCTTACAAACGAGCGCATGAAGACGCTCGATCTGACTTTGGAGGCCGCAAGGCTTAAAAAGGAGCAGGGCGAATCAGTAATTGCCTTGCAAAATGAAATTCAACGCAATTTAAGAGGAGTTTGATATGGGAACGAGCGATAAAGAGCAAAAAAGTGAACTGGTACCCCAGCATAAAAGGCTTGCGCAAGGGGCCCCGGTGAATCAACCGATACCAAAACAGGAAAAGACTGGAGGTCTGGCACAAGCCAAGAAAAAATAATGCGTTATGTCGAAGACTTCATCGACCAAGTCAAGGTACGGCAGGCTGAAATAGCCAATTCTCTCACTGCAGGTCATGCGGTGAATTTTGAGACGTACCAAAGGCTGGTCGGTCAGTACGCGGGGCTGGAAGAGGCTCTGCAAATTCTCAATAACTTGTTAAAGGAAGAAAATGAATAATCCGGTAGCGTCTAACGATGCTGATTTGGCGGGGGCTTTCCCTGCTGTAGATCCCGGTGCGATTCCCCTTGGCGCTAGAGTCCTTGTTCAATTGAGGATGCCGAAAAAGCGGGTGACTGCATCAGGAATTATCTTGGCGCAGGAAACCCGAGACACCGAAAAAGCCCAGAATCCTGTGGGTAAGGTGGTGTCGATAGGCCCGCTGGCTTTCAAAAAGCGCGACTCAATGGAGCCGTGGCCTGAAGGCTCGTGGTGCGATGTTGGTGATTATCTGCGAGTGCCGAAATGGACTGCTGATCGGTGGGAAGTGATGGTTCCGGGAGCACCGGAAGGCGAGGACAAAGTGGAGTTCATGGTGTTGAACGATCACGAGATCATCGCAAAAATCACTGGCAACCCGCTAGAAATGCGAGCATTTGTATGAACGAAGAAAAAGAAATCCCAAAAGATGAACTGGTCGTTGCGGAGCAATCCGACGGTAGCGCCACAATTGAGGGCGTAGATGTCCCGGAGGAAGAGGGCAAAGTTACTATTGAGGCCGAGCCCGCAAAGGAGGTTGAAGAGGAAGAAGACCACCCTGACGACACTGAAGCGATTCGTGCTGCTCGCCGTGAAAAACGCAAAGCAAAAAAGATTTACCACCGGCAACAGCAGCAGGAAAAGGACATTCGCTTCCAGCAACTGCAGCGGCAGAATCAAGACCTGTTGGCTCGATTGTCGGCCGTAGAGCAACGGACGCATGGTTCTGAATTGGCGAGAATCGACAAGGCCATAGAAGATCAGCAGGTTCGAATCCAGTATGCAAAGATGAAGATGTCTGAAGCTGCGAGCGCCCAAGACGGCGAAGGGATGGCCAATGCGCAGGAAATGTGGTTTGAGGCGCGTCGGGCCGCTGAATCGCTGGAGGCTTTGAAGCAGAGGGCGACGGAACCCCGCCAACAGCCAACCATAGCCCCTGACCGTAACGTTCAGAAGATGGCGGCGCGGTGGATGGAGAAAAACGACTGGTACGACCCGAGCGGGAACGATGAGGATTCCGAAATTGCCCTGACCATTGATAAACGATTGGTTAAGGAAGGCTGGAACCCGGCAGACCCTGATTATTGGGAAGAACTGGACGCCAGACTCCAAAAGAGGCTCCCGCACAGGTACGAGGAGAGCGAAGAACGGGTCGCTCCACGAACCCCGCGAAGCGTTGTGACCAGCAGCGGTCGGGAAAATGCGGCCAGTAGCGGTGGTCGAACGTCGTTCACGCTTTCGCCTGATCAGGTCAGGGCGATGAAGGATGCCGGCATGTGGGAAGACCCCGAAAAACGAGCAAAAATGATTCGCCGTTACGCTCAAGAACAACGCTCAAGGAGTAATTAGTCATGGAAGATCAACGAATTAAGAAGTCTTTGTCATCCGGGCGTGAAAGTCGCGCTGCTTTGGATGAAATGCGGTCGGTGCCGGAAATGGTCTCAACGGAGGATCGACGGAAGATGTGGCGTGATGAGTGGCGGCAAAGTGCGTTGCCATCCGTACCGGAGATCCCCGGCTGGCACCTTTGCTGGCTGTCGACGACGAACAGTTACGACAGCATTGACAAGAGGATGCGCCTTGGCTATGTCCCCGTTAAGTCCGACGAACTACCCGGATTTGACAATTACCGGGTCACGGCTGGGGAAAGAACGGGGTATATCGCATGTAACGAAATGCTGCTTTACAAGATCCCGATGGATCATTATCAGGACATCATGACTCACTTTCATCACGAGCAGCCCTTGGAAGAGGCGAGCAAAATCCGGGTTCAGGCCGAGCAGCAGGTGGGCCGGGACAGTTCAGGGAAGCGATTGGGGCAGATCGAGGGGGATGGGCTGGATGCCATTGACAAACCGATTCCTGCGCCGATTTTCAGGTAAAAGTGCATCCCCGGGAAACCGGGGGCGCAAAATAACTTGACGAAATAAAAAATTGTTGTTATTAAAGCGTAATAAGTCTGCCAGTCCGGAAAAGCTTAAAAAAGTTTTGATGGCTGGTAGACTGCAAAAATGTAGTACGGAGCCGGATGCCTGCAACGGGCGTCGTAAGTGCAACGAAAGCACCTTCGACCCATGGTGAAAAAAAACTGGGCTGAAACGCACGACTAGGAGCGTTTTCGAACGCGGAAGGCGTGGCGTAGTAGTCAAACCCTTTTTCAATTCAATTCAGGAGCTTAATATGAGTGCAACAAATGCTCCCTTTGGGATGAGGCCTGCTTTCCACCCGTCTGGGCTGGATCGTGCGCAAGCGATTGCTGGTGGCATTGCTTCCGGTTATTCGAGCGACATTCTGAAGGGCCAAGCGGTAAAGCTTAATTCTTCGGGGAACATCGTCCAAGCTGCGGCTGGCGATTCGTTTCAGGGCGCCTTTGCTGGTGTTGAATGGACTGACACCACGGGTCGTCGTCGTGTATCGAACTACTGGCCGGCGTCTACCGCGTACCAGACTGGTTCGTGCGTTGCCTATTTCTACAACGATCCGAACATCGTTTATGAAATTCAGGCGGATGGATCTCTTGCGCAAACGGCAATCGGCGACATGGCCGACCTGTCCAATGCGACGGCAGGTTCCACCACCACCGGACTGTCGGCGTGTACCATTTCCACCACCTTGGTTGGTTCTGGAAACAGTGCGCAACTGCAGATCGTTGACTTGGCACCCTACGTAGACAATGCATGGGGCGATGCGTACACGATTGTACGGGTAACCATAAACGAGTCGCAGTACCGCGCGACCGTTAATGCCATCTAAGGGAGGCTAAAAAATGGCTGCTCCGATGAGAAGTACAGACTTCCGCTCGATTGTTGAGCCGATCCTCAACGAATGTTTCGACGGCGTCTATGACCAACGTGCTGATGAATGGTCGCGGGTTTTCCGCGAGCAGAACGGCATTCCGCGCAACTACCATGAAGAGCCGGTACTTTACGGCTTTGGTGCGGCTCCGCAACTGCCTGACGGCACTGCGGTTGCGTATCAGCAAGGTGGCGTCCTGTTCCTTCAGCGTTATGTGTACAACGTTTATGGCTTGGCCTTTGCGTTGACCAAAGTGCTGGTGGAGGATGGCGACCACATCCGTATCGGGCAAGTGTATGCGAAGCACCTTGCGCAGTCCCTGATTGAGACGAAAGAAACGCTGGCGGCCAATGTGCTGAACCGCGCTTTCAACTCGTCCTATCCGGGCGGCGACGGTGTTGCGCTGAACAGTGCCTCTCACCCAATCGTGAACGGCACGTTCAGCAACCTGCTAACCACTGCTGCGAACCTTTCCCAAACCTCCCTTGAGCAGATGCTGATCCAGATCCGTCAAGCCGTTGATAACAACGGTAAGAAGATCCGTCTGGTGCCGCGTCAACTCGTGGTGGCTCCGGGCAATGTGTTCCAAGCGGAAGTGCTGCTGAAGAGCGTTCTGCGCACCGGCACGGCAAACAACGACGTCAACCCGATCAAGTCGATTGGTCTGCTTGACGAAGGTGCTGCTGTCCTGTCGCGTCTGTCTTCGTCCACCGCATGGTGGGTGCAGACCGACGCACCGGAAGGCATGAAGCTTCTGATGCGCCGTGGCTTGGAGAAGACGATGGAAGGCGACTTTGAAACTGATTCGATGCGCTACAAGGCGACGGAGCGGTATCAGGTCGGTTTTACGGACCCCCGTGCAATGTACGGAACTCCGGGCGTCTAACGAGGATTTGTAAAATGACGCAGGCATCAGTGAAACCCGTAACAGGAAATCGCTGATGCCCGTCAATCCTCGCCCCATCTTCTCTAAGGAGTAAAAGACAATGTCTCAAACCTATTTCGGTTCAACCCTGCGGGCGGGGTCTGGATCGTTGACTGATACTGTCGACGGTGGTTATGTCGTCATGTCTCAGACAACGACCGCGACTACTGTTGCTGCGGGTACTGCCGTTAGCAGCACCGTGTACCTTCCGGCCAATTCCCAGATCATTGACATAATTGTTGATGGTACGGTTGCGGCCGTTGTGGGTGGCGGGACTGCTACTGCGATTGCAGTTACTGTTGGTTCTGCCGCTGCCGGCACACAATACATGTCATCAACTGACGGCATTGCTGGTGGTCGTTTGGCGTTTTCCCCGACTGCGGCGCAAACGCTGGCGATGGCAAACATCTCGACCAATCAGACTGTCTACATCACCGTTGATCCCAATGGCACTGTTTCCACTACTCAGGGTGTTTTCCGCCTGACGGTGGTTTATGCGCAGAAGGACTAATCATGGGTCAATTCAAACCGATGGTGAAGATGGAAACCACTGAACCTTCAGTCATGCTTAAGTTGAAGAAAGGTGGCCACGTTTCTGTAAAGGGCAGTGCAAAGGCGGAAAGCGGTCATAAGCCGATGCACAAGTTTGATGGTGGCCCTATGGGCGTTCGTGGTCTGCCAATGGTTGGTGGAAGCGCCGCGCCTCTTGAGGCTGCTGCCCCGCGTCGTCCTTCAATGGCGGATCGGCGTAAGGCGATGATGATGGCGCAAATGGCACGGCAACGTCCCATGAAGAGTGGCGGAGATGTCGCGCAAGACAAAGCCATGATTAAGAAGGCCATGGCACAGCATGATGCGCAAGAGCATAAAGGTGGCAAAGGCACCAAACTCAAACTCAAATCTGGTGGTGTTGCGATGGGGGCTGCAGGGTTTGCCTCTGGCGGCATCATCAAGTCTGAGAGGGGTGTGGGGCCGTACAAAACTACCCTGATGCACGAAGCCAATCGTGATAATTCGCCCGCCAAGACTGGTAGCGTCAAAAATGCCAATGCTGGTGGATACAAGAATGGTGGCAAGGTCGCTCGCAAGAGCCATGGTGGCGTGATGGATTACGTTGAAGGTAACGTAGTTGGCACTCCGCCGGGAAAGACCAACACCACGACCGGCGAAGTCAAGAAAGCTAATGCTGGGGGCTACAAGAAAGGTGGTGCCCTAAAAAAAGCTTTCGCCACGGGGGGCCTTGTTAATACGGGGAAACCTGTGGCGATGCCGCAAGGTCATAAAAAGCCAACACCTCCGGTAGTCATCAACCAGCTTTCTGGAACTTTCAAGAATGGCGGGAAGGTTCAGAGAAAAAATGGGGGTGGCTTGTCGGACAAGCAATCCGAGCGTGAGTCAAAGGGCTTTAAGGCCCATTACGAGCGGGAAGCTGAAGAAAACAAGGCTTTGAGTGACGCGCTAAACCCGATGACCTATATCCGCCCATTGGTGGACAAGGTCAAGGGTGCGTTGGGATCTGCACCGGGCGCTGTTACGAAGACTCGGGAATCAACGACTGTCGTTCCTCAACGCAAAAAGGGCGGCAACGTTAATTGAAAAAAGGGGCTTCGGCCCCTGTTTTTTAAGAATTGGAGATACGTATGAAAGTGCAAATTATTTCAAAGACGGGTGTTGGCTCCAGTTCTGCTTTGGTGATGAACACTGACATCACGCCTTTTAATGTTGGTTTTGGCGTAATTGTGACCGGCACTGTGGACTACACCGTTCAGCACACCTTTGATGATCCCGCTGTGGGGTTTACGACTTGGTTCTCGCACCCCACCATCACTGATGAGACGACAAATCAAGACGGCAACTATGCTTTCCCGGTAACTGGCATCAAGGTTTTGGTGAATTCTGGTGATGGCACCGCAACCCTAAAACTGGTTCAGGCTGGTATTTAATTATGCCCGTAGGGTATGGTGATGTAGCAGATCAGGCGAACACCACCGACGGATTTGCTGGTCAGACAAGCGCCGTCAACGCGGTGGGCGCGGGCATCGGCGAAGATGTGGGCGACGATGGTGTTGTTGACCTCTATGGCGGCACACCTGTGACGACTTTTTACATTGCTGATGAGACGACTCCGGGGTATGTGCTTCAGGAGGACAACAGCAAAATTACTCTGGAGGTCTCGTAATGGCAGACCAAAAAATTTCCGCGATGCCTTCTGCGGCCACTCTGACTGGCGCGGAACTCGTGCCTTTGGTGCAAAGCGGTGCAAATGTGAAGGTCACGGTCGATACCTTGCGTACGTATGACAACGCCTACGGCGGATTCAGTGACGGCACAGACCAGACGGGTAGCGTGAGCGCAGGCACCGTGATGACCCTCGATACGATTGATGTGGCCGACGGCGTGACGCTGGTCAGCAGCAGCCGCATCACCGTGCCCAACACCGGCAAGTACAACCTGCAATTCAGTTCGCAATTCAAGAACACGAACAACGCGCAGGAGAATGTCACGGTCTGGCTTCGAGTCAACGGTGTCGATCTGGCCAACTCGGCCACCCAGTACACGATCCCGGCTCGCAAGAGCGCCAGCATCTTTGGCTACGGTGTTGCGTCCCTGACCTTCCTGCTGGACTTGACCGCCAACGATTATGTCGAGGTTGTTTGGTTGCCCACGGCCATCACTGTGACCATGGAACACCTACCGGCCAGCGTGACCCCTGCATACCCGGCGATCCCATCGGTCATCGTCACCATGTTGCAGGTGGTCTAAATGCCAGCCAAGTCCCAAGCCCAATTCCGGCTGATGAAGGCCGCAGAGAACAACCCGAAGTTCGCGAAGAAGGTCGGAATCAAGCCCGCCGTGGCGGCTGAGTTCACGGCCTCCAACAAGGGCAAGAAGGCGTACAGCAGCCTGCCTGAGCGCATGAAAAAGGGCGGCGAGGTGTCGCTGGCTGTGGGTCGGGGCGAGAAGTTGCCTGCCGAGCAAGGCGCTGGGCTGACCGCCAAGGGGCGTGAAAAATACAACCGTGAAACGGGTTCAAATCTGAAGGCTCCGCAACCCCAAGGAGGCCCTCGCCGGGATTCGTTTTGCGCGAGAATGGCGCCCGTTGCAGAGAAGAGTGAAAAGGGAAGCCGAGCCCGTGCATCTATGAAACGCTGGAATTGCCCCGGATGGTGAGGTAAAAAATGTCTTACAGTGGAACGACTGGACAAACCGTTGTAGACGTGCAAACACTCATCGATCATGGCGCTCGTCGATGCGGAAAGTTGGCTGAAGAACTCACGTCAGAGCAGCAACTTTCAGCAAGGGAGAGTCTTTTTTATCTGTTGTCCAACCTTGCCAATCGCGGGATTCAGTACTGGGCGATCACCAAGAAGGTTATTGGACTGACGCCAAACAAGTACATCTACACGCTTCCGCTGGGTTCTGTGGATGTGTTGAATGCGCTGTATCGTAAGATGAATCGTCCCACGCCAAACGCCACTGGTGGGTACAGCACGTCGGCAGGGGGAACGGTAGCAAATGCGTTTGACAATGATACTGATACGGCCTGCATTCAAACCTCGGCAAATGGCAACATTGCCATTGATTACGGGACCTCAAACCCCATTTATGCCGGCTCGATAGGCGTTTTGCCTTATGTGGCCGGAGGTGGTTCTGCGATATGGTCTCTCATTCTGGAGTATTCCACGGACGGAATAACGTGGACTACGCTGTATGACATTGGTGAAGTGACGGTCACTGACAACCAATGGATTTGGAATGATATTGATCCGGGACAGAATGTTCAGCATTACCGTGTAAGGGCTTACAGTGGAACGACTTTGGCATTGCGTGAGTTCTATGTCGGGAACAACTCGACAGAAATCACGATGGCCAGATTGAACCGCGATGACTACACCAACCTTCCGAACAAGAACTTCACGGCGAATCAGCCGTTCCAGTTCTGGTTCGACAGGACCATTCCGCAACCTTCCATGTATCTGTGGCCGGTGCCTTCAAATGCTTTTGTGCAAATGACGGTCTGGTGCTCAAGGCAAATTCAGGATGTCGGGGCGTTATCGGATGAATTGGAAATTCCTCAACGGTGGTACTTGGCCATTCAGTCCATGCTTGCACATCAAATGAGCATGGAAATACCCGGTGTTGCAGTAGATCGCATCGGTTATTTGGAAAAACAATCCGATAAGTATTTGTATGAAGCAGAGCAGGAAGAAAGGGATAAAAGTCCAATTTATTTTGCGCCAAACATTTCTGTGTATTCTCGCTAATGCCTAGATTCCTTGACACTCGCGGTTACTCAACGATTGCAATAGCAATCTGTGACCGCTGTCGTATGAAGCGGCCTCATGCCGAGATGAGAAGTGATCCCAATTTTCCCGGTCTGCAGGTATGCGGGCGTGGTTGCGCTGATCAAAAAGACCCGTACCGGCTCCCAGCAAGGCAGACGGAGCGGATCAACCTTCGTTTCCCCCGTCCTGATGTCAGTGTCGCCACAAACCCAAATAATTTGACCGTTGGGGGCTACAGTGGCGCTATTTTGTCGGTGGGTGAAAGTGGCGGGATCGTTCAAAATGACGGCAACATGGAAGGGATTGAGGTTACGCCCTCGTCAAACTAATGCCTAACATTTCAATTTCTGACCTGCCGGCGGCCGGCCCGATAGATGGGGACGAATTAGTTCCAATCGTTCAAAACGGCATAACGGTTCGAACAACGACTTCTGCCGTGGCTGGCGCCCCGGACCAGCAGCAGACGTTCATTACCAAAAATCAGGAACCCACGTTACCAAATAGCCGTGCGTTGTCAGGTGGAACTGGAATTGGTCTGACGGACGGTGGGGCCCAAAGTACCCTCCAAATCACGCTAAACGGGGCTTCTGGGTCGCTTGAGTCCATGGGCAATGGGATGGTAGCCAAGACCGGGTCAAACACCGTGGCGGCCCGTTCTATTGCGGTTTCCGGGGATGGGTTATCCATTACCAACGGATCTGGTGTCTCTGGAAACCCTACGGTGTCTCTGGATGGGCTTGCGGGAGCATTGGCTAGTGTCGGCGGGACGGGGTTGGTAGCGGTTCAAGGGGGAACGACTGCCGGGACCGTGCTAGTGGCAGGAACGGCCAATCAGATCGACGTGGCCAATGGCAACGGTTCCGGTGGGAACCCAACGCTGTCGATCGCTGCCAACCCTGTTATTCCGGGCACCGGAGCAATGAAGATCCCGGTTGGGACGACAGCGCAGGAGCCGGCAGGGGTTGATGGCCAGATCCGCTTTAACTCAGATGACCAGAATTTCTACGGTTTTGCCGGCGGATCGTGGGAACAATTTTCGGTTACCGGCGGGGTCACAACGTTCAGTGGAGGTTCCACGGGGCTGACGCCATCGACGCCAACTTCTGGGGCCGTGGTGCTGGGTGGGACGTTGGACGTGGATAACGGGGGAACTGGCGCAGCCAATGCAGGTAATGCGCGTACCAATCTTGACGTTCCATCTCGTTCTGGATCAGGTGCAACTGGAACTTGGAATATAGATATTTCAGGAAACGCTGCAACCGCAACAACCAGCACCAATGTCTCAGGCGGACTTGCCAACCAGATTATTTACAACTCCGGCCCCGGAGCAACTACCTTTGTGGTTGCGCCGTCTGTCGCCAATAGCTTTTTGGAGTGGTCTGGCTCTGCTTTCCAGTGGTCGGTGAACCCTCTTGGCACGGTGACCTCTGTTGGCCTTTCGTTGCCTTCAGAATTCTCTGTCAGCGGTTCTCCCGTTACGACATCAGGAACTCTGACCGGTGCATGGGCAAGCCAAACCCAAAACTATATTTTTGCAGCCCCTAATGGCTCCGCGGGCGTGCCTTCTTTCCGGGCCATGGTGGCTGCGGATGTTCCGACGCTAAATCAAAACACGACTGGTCAAGCAGGTTCTGTTGCTAACTCGGTGACTTTTAACAGCACGGGCGGTGATGCTCCAAACACCTCTTTCAATGGTTCTGCAGCTAGAACTGTTGATTACAGCACCGTTGGCGCCCCAAAGACTGATGGGACAGGGGCCACGGGTACTTGGGGCATTGGGATATCAGGTAATGCCGCAACGGCCACATCTGCGACGACATCGACCAATCTTGCCGGAGGCGCCGCAAACCAGATTGTCTACCAGACCGGTTCTGGAACGACCAATTTTATTGCCGCTCCGACGATAGCTAACACCTACCTTGAATGGTCTGGTGCGACTTTCCAATGGTCTACAAACCCACTGGGAACGGTTACTTCGGTTGACGTGTCGGGCGGGACGACTGGCCTGACGTTCTCTGGCGGCCCAATCACCACCAGCGGAACGATTACGATGGCCGGAACGCTGGCTATCGCAAACGGCGGCACAAATGCGATTGCAACCCCCACTGCTGGGGCAATGGCTTATGGAACTGGAACGGCATACGCCTTTACCGCCGCCGGCTCTTCTGGTGAGGTTCTGACTTCTGCTGGAGCGGGAACTCCGACTTGGACGACGGCCACATCAGCAAATACGGCTTCGGCCATCGTTCAGCGGGACGGTTCTGGAAACTTCAGTGCCGGAACGATTACGGCAAGTCTTAACGGAAATGCGTCGACCGCAACTTCTTCCACCAACATTGCCGGTGGCGGTACTGGATCTTTGCCGTATAACTCGGCCTCCGGGACGACCACATTCCTGAATCTTGGAACATCTGGCGATGTTCTAACGGCAGGGGCATCAGCCCCGCAATATGTGGCTCAAAGCACTCTTGCGGTTGGATCGGCCACCAATGCCACAAACAGCACGAACATCGGCATTACAGATGACGCCTCGACCAACGCAACAATGTACCCCGTCTGGGTTACCGCAAATACCGGGAATTTGCCGGCAAAGGTAACTTCGACAAAATTGAGTTTTAACCCATCAACTGGTGCCTTGACGGTAACCGGTGCCGGGTTTTCTGGGGCTCTGAACGGGACAGTAGGCGCAACAACTCCTGCGGCTGGTACGTTCACGACAATGACAGCCTCGTCGGACTCGTCATTTACATCGACGGGCGCAGTTCAGCTTTCCAGCGGAACTACGGCTCAACGACCAACAGGCGTCGCTGGAAAGTTGCGCTTCAACACGACGACAACGGAATTTGAAGGCTATAACGGGACGGCGTGGTCGTCGGTGGGCGGGTCAGCAATAACCAATGACACCACTACGGCCACGAATGTTTATCCGGCATTCCTTGCGGCAACGTCAGGAACAGCAAGCGCGATTTACACCTCCAATGCAAAGCTGCTCTACAAGCCATCAACGGGTGAATTGGCTTCGACGGTGCTGAATGCAACCAATGGGCTGGTGGTGAATAGCCAAACGGTATCAACCAGTTATACTGTGGCCACAGGGAACTCTGCCATGAGCGCAGGGCCAATTACTATCTCTGGGGGTGTATCGGTGACGTTGTCTGGAACTGCCCGGTGGGTAGTGTCTTAAGGGAACAAAAATGAGTCAATCCGGCTATACAGCAATAATCCCCTACAGAAGCACGACGGCTGCCGCTACGCCATCGGCCGGGAATATGTCGGTTGGTGAGATAGCGATCAATGTCACTGATCGAGTGTTGTACACCAAGAACAACAGTGGCGATGTTGTTGCAATAAGCGGCGGCGCTACGGGTGGCGGAGGAGATCAGGTATTCGTGCAGAATCAGTTGGTCGTCACGACAAACTACACGCTCTCAACCGGATTTTCTGCCATGTCCGTAGGCCCGATCACGATTAACGGTGGAGTGACAGTTACTATCCCGAGCGGGCATTCTTGGGTCGTACTTTAGGAGCATGAAATGGCGATAACTCTCGACGGTACAAACGGCATAACCGGGCCAGCAACGAAAGCGATTGTAGGCACTACGACGAACGACTCCGCTGCGGCTGGATATGTTGGGGAGTACGTAGAGGGGATAGCCTCGAATGTTTCTTGGCCCACCTCATCAAACTCGTATGGGTCAATAGTGTCTATAACTCTCACCGCTGGAGACTGGGATATATCTGCGATATTGCAGGCTGTGGATAACACAGCGTCGTGGGCCGGGATTGAGTTTGGGGTTAGTACCAGCAGTGGTAATAACACGACAGGCATGACTCTGGGAGTGAATTGGGTATGGGATTATTTTGCGTCTGTTGCATCTAGTGATTACAAGCCATATTCAATCCCTAGCTACCGCGTTTCTATTTCTGGGTCTACTACATACTACCTAAAAGTTTTATCTGTGTACACGGTTGCAACTCCAATAGCATATGGTCGTATCAGCGCAAGGAGAGTGCGATGAAATATTACGCAAAAGTGAATGGTGGTCTTGTCTCATATGAAGGTATGAGCATAGATACAATTACTGCGATGCTTGCAGAGCAAAGTATAGTTCCTGAGTTCATCGACGAAGAAGAATATAAAACAGAACTCGCTGCACTGGAGATCAAATAACATGGGCACATTAGTATTAAATGGCGCAACCAGCGGCTCCACAACACTCTCACCAGTGGATGCTGTGACCACTACGATCACGCTGCCGAGTGCTACTGCTACGCTCGCTACGCTTGGGGCGAATACTTTTGTTGGTAATCAGTCGATTACTGGGACATTGAGCACAACGGCGCAGGCGCTTATAGGCGGTGCTTCTATCGGTGGTTCTGCGAATGCCTTTTATGGGGCCAATGGCAACGGCATAAACTACAACAGAAACACAAATACAACTGCTGGTAAATACTGGTCATCTGGGCCGGATAACGGTAATAACTATGTTGTGTTTAACCAAGGTGTTGCAGGCGTGTATGTGACGGATGGAGGAACGACTTGGACTTCATTGTCAGACGAAAGATTGAAAGACATAATCGAACCAATTACAGACGCAGCATTTAAAGTTTCTACACTTCGCGCTGTCATTGGGAAATATAAAACAGATGAGAGTGCTGTCCGTCGCTCGTTTCTAATTGCACAAGATGTTAAGAAGGTTCTACCGGAAGCGGTTGATGCCACCAATGAGAGTAGGTTAGGGCTTCAATACACCGACACTATCCCGCTACTTGTAGCGGCGATAAAAGAACTAACCGCCCGTATCGAAAAACTGGAGGCTAAATAAAATGGCCGTGACAATTAACGCCTCAACTTCTGCTGGCCTCGTACAGAGCGCAGATACGACAGGAAATTTAAATATTCAGTCGAACGGCTCCACGATAGTTGCTGTCACTTCTTCTGGCGCTGCGGTTACTGGGACGTTGAGTTCGACGGGAGATGGTTCTATTTCTGGCAGGCTTGGTGTAGGTGCAGCAGCAAGCGCCACTTACCCGCTGAATTTGTCGCAAAACACAAATAACTTCGTTCGTTTTCTTGCTGGTAGTAGTCGTGTTTGGAGGCTAGGGGCGGATGGCGCAAATGCTGCGGCAGGTACTTTTAGTTTAGTAGATGATAGTGCTGGTGCGACTCGGTGGACTGTTGATGCAGCAGGGGCGTTTGGTGTTGGCACGCCCACCCCAAGTTCTTTTGGGCAGATCGCTACGCGAGCAGCGATTACAGGGATAAACCCTTTCGGTGTTACTGGTGGTGTTTCATTATCTCTGTCGGATGCCGTATCATCTACGTTCTATATGGTGCATGAAACTGCGTCTGGTTATTTATTTATGATTGGCAATGCTGGGCGTACCTATGTTCAGACAAATAGTGGCGGCGGAGTTTATTTAGCTAGCGGTGGCAACACATGGACTTCCGTTTCCGATGAGCGCAAAAAAGAAATTATAGAGCCAATTACCGGCGCTGCTACAAAAGTGTCAAGTCTCAGGGCAGTTATAGGTCGTTACCTTAACGATGCAGAAGATGCCCGTAGACCATTCTTAATAGCGCAAGATGTGCAAAAAGTATTGCCTGAAGCAGTTGATTCAGCCGATCCAGACGATCTTGGGTTGGCATATTCAAATATCATCCCGCTACTTGTAGCGGCGATAAAGGAACAAACAGAGCAGATAAAAACCCTTACCGACCGTATAGCAGCACTAGAATCCAAACAATAAAAAGGACGCAACAAAATGGAAATGCAGACAGTATTCAACGCCGTTCTTGGGGTAGCTGCATTTCTGTGCGGTTGGGTGCTTAATAACATCACAAAAGCCATTGAACGCTTGGATTCTGATGTGAGGGCAATGCCGGTTCATTATGTGGCAAAAGAGGATTACAAGGACGATGTCCAGCGCATTCACGAAATGCTGGACAAAATCTTTTGTAAGTTGGACAACAAGGCAGACAAATAGGAGGTCTTATGGGATGGCTTAGAAAACGCTTTGGTGAACCCTCAACGCTGGCAGGTCTTGGGATTGTCTTTATGGTGGTTTCTCCCATGATTCCTCCGCAATACCAACAGCTTGCTCAAGGTATAGCTGCTGCTTTGGGTCTTGGTGCTGCTGGACGCGCTGACCCGGGGAGCAAGTAGATTAAAGATGGACGCAGGAAAGATCATAGCCAGCGTTGCAGCGGCTGTAGCGGCTAGTGGTGGTCTTTATACGCTGGTGGATAAGTTTGGCTGGATTGACCATGAAATTATCAAATGGGCACCGGAGCATTTCAAGATTGTTGCTCATAAAGGTGAACCCATTATGGTGACGGTTGCAAGAATCAAGAAACGTGACGATTGTTCGGTGGAGGGTTTTACTCCGGCTATTCGTGATTCTTCTGGAATGGTGTATGAGGCAGTTCCAAGCGCAACCAAATTCTCCGGCCCCGCTAGTCACGAGATAGATACTTTCACCTATCAACTAGCGGTTCCCGAAAAGGTAAAAAAGGGAATGGCAACACTTATTGCAACAATCAAATACAAGTGCCCTGAAGGGGAACGCATAGTGCAGTATCCCAAACATGAAAATCTACAATTCAGGATTGAATAATGTTTCCACTAGGCGCGATTCTTGATATTGGCGGGAAGTTGATTGACAAGTTCTTTCCTGACCCGGCACAGGCGGAACAGGCCAAACTCAAGTTGCTTGAGATGCAACAAACTGGTGAACTGGCAAAGTTGAATGCGGATGTTGCAGAACAGCATGAACTGACAGAGCGGCATAAAGCCGACATGGGCAGCGACTCTTGGTTGTCAAAAAACATTCGTCCTTTGGCGCTTGTTTTTATACTTTTCACCTATACGGCATTTGGCCTAATGTCGGCGTGGAATCTCGAAGTGAACAACAATTATGTGGAATTGCTTGGTCAATGGGGGATGCTAATAATGTCGTTTTATTTTGGCGGCAGAACCCTTGAAAAAATCATGGATATGAGAAAAAAGCCATGAACCTTACAGAGCATTTCACGCTTGCAGAACTGACCCATACCGACCATCGTAATCTGGAAAATGTACCAAATGAGAAAGAGTTTGAAAATCTTAAACGCCTTGCATCGTTTCTTGAGGAAGTTAAAACTGTCCTCAAGGGTAGGCCAATCATGGTAAACAGCGCATTCCGGTCAAAAGCCGTGAATGACGCTGTTGGCAGCAAGGATACAAGCCAGCATCGTGTAGGTTGTGCGGCTGACTTTAGAGTGCCGGGGATGGCCCCGGATGAAGTGGTGAGAACCATTGTCGCAACCGACTTGAAGTTTGACCAGATCATTCGAGAGTTTGACGCATGGACGCACATTTCAATACCGACGATTGTAGGAACTGTTCCAAGAAAGCAAGCTTTGATCATTGATAAAGCCGGAACCCGGAGGTTTGTATGACAGCGTCCGTAATGACGTATGACTCATTGTTTGAGAACATTCAATCCTATCTGGAGCGTTCTGATGACGCGACAATAGAAAAGATTCCGCTATTCATCATGCTGGCCGAGCAAGTGATTGCCTCGCAGATCAAGTTTCTTGGAAATTTGACCGTCAACACAAGCAGCATGGTTGCCAATGAGGCAATTATTGATAAGCCTGCCAGATGGCACAAAACGGTGTCAATGAATGTAACGATCGATGGAGAGCGGCGGCCGGTGTTGCTTCGCAAATATGAGTACTTGCGAGAGTATTCTCCAAATGGAGCAGAGGGTGTGCCAAAGTTTTATGCGGATTATGACTACACGCATTGGTTGGTTGCCCCGACCCCGGATAATGCTTACGATTTCGAGGTTCTGTATTACGAGCGGGTCCAGCCGCTGGATTCGTCAAATCAGACGAACTGGTTCACAATTTATGCGCCTCAAGCGTTGCTTTACGGGTCATTGCTTCAGGCGATGCCATACTTGAAAAACGATGAGCGCATGGGTATGTGGCAGCAGCAATATGATCAGATCATCGGTACGCTGAAGAGCGAGGATGTTGCCCGCACTGCTGATCGACAAGCTGTGGCGCTGGATTCATAAGGAGCAGACATGAGTTACAACTCGCCATTCACCGATAACGTCATCCAACCGACAGCGGTTTCTTATCGTGAGATTACTCTCACGGCCAATCTTCAACTGGCGTGGTCAATTAGTGCAACGGAAGATGACGCGGCCGCGAGGATTATGGAGGTTACGACAACCTCTTATCAGTTATGGATGCCGCCGGCCAATCAGGCATCAGTTGGCCAAGACGCGCTTATCCGCAACATTGGCGGCAGCAACTTAGAAGTTTATGACTTTGATGGTCAAAACATCATTGTTACTGTCGCGCCCGGTGAGGCACAATATATCTACATCACCGAGAATGCAGACGAAGCCGGCGTCTGGGGGATTATTGCTTTCGGGATAGGTTCTTCAGGGGCAGATGCTGCGACCCTTGCCGGGTACGGGCTTTTGGCAATTGGTCAGACGCTGAATCAGGCGCAACCGGTCTCAACCTTTGGCATAAATCACACTCTTAACGATACTGACCGTGCCGGAATTCATGTCTGGACAGGTGGATCTGGTACGTTGACGCTGCCCCTTGCTTCAACTCTTGGGAATGACTGGTTCACATCGTTAAGAAACGCCGGAACTGGATCTTTGAGTGTAGCGTGTTCTGGTGGTAATACGATTGACGGGTCTGCGACTTTAACGATGCAGCCAACGGACTCGGCCATTGTTGTTTGCAGCGGCACCACGTTTTACACGGTAGGTCTTGGGCGGTCTACTCAATTTGCCTTTACGCAATTGACCAAGGCTGTGACTTCAGGGACTTACACTTTGACGGCGGCCGAGGCATCAAACGTCATTTTGAAATTTACCGGAACGCTTTCCGGGAACGTGACGATTGAAGTTCCGCCTACTGTGCAGGTCTATTACGTTCAAAACGCAACTGATGGCACAGTCTCAAACTACACCGTTACTCTCACAACGAACACTGGTGGGTCTGATGCTACGATTTCAGCCAATCAGCAATCGACACTGATTTGCGACTCTAGCAATCTAATCAATGCAAATACGGTACTTGCTGGATCGACCTCAATAGGATTGATTGATGGAACGGTCTCCTCTCCAGCGTTGTACTTTGGATCTGAACCAACCACGGGTATTTATAGGGCTGGCTCTGGAGAATTTAACACGGCAATTTTGGGCGTGAACAGATCTACTTTGACGGCAACTGGGCTGACTATTTCGGGCACGGGAACATTTACTGATGGAATTTCAGGGGGTACGTTCTAAATGACCAAAAAGGTCTTCTCGCTAGACACTTTGCCGGGGGTGCAACGAGACGGGACGTTTTTTGACAAAAATGTCTATTCGGACGGTCGTTGGGTGCGGTTTCAACGGTCTCGCCCGAGGAAAATAGGCGGGTTCAGGTCCATTACCAATGATGCCAAGGGATATTCCAGAGGGATTTACATCAACCCTGTAGATGGTATCAACCAGATCTTCAATGGCCATAGCGATGGACTTGAGGTTGTGAATGTTGATAACAATGGCGTCGGAAGCGGGATCAACACGTTCACGTTGACGAACTTCACTGCGTCGGATTTTAATCTGTGGCAATTCGATTCGATGTTTGATGCCGGTGGGTCGGGCGGTCAATTGTTGCTTGCGCACCCGGGTCAAAATCTAGCGCAGATTGATAATACTGCTGCCACGCCTGTACTAGCCGGGGATATTGCAGGAACGTCCATGGCGCAACTGGAAGATTCTGCCGGCGCATCTCCGACTGGCGACCCGATAGAGGTGTCTGGCGGTGTCGTGGCATTGCATCCCTACGTTTTTGTGTACGGTGACAATGGGTTGATCAAGAACTGCTCTGCAGGTAACCCGTATGACTGGAACGGCCCGGACGCAAACGAGACCAACGTGTCATCGACAAAAATTGTGAAGGGCATGGCGGTTAGAGGCGGATCTAACGCGCCCTCGGGACTGTTTTGGGCGCTGGATTCTCTGATCCGCGTCAGCTACACCCCGACAACCATTAGCACGGGCGTCACGACACAACAGCTTTACTGGCGCTACGACATCATTGGGTCATCCACGATACTGTCCAGTCAGTCAGTGGTTGAATACGACGGGGTGTACTTCTGGTGCGGGGTTGACCGGTTCCTGATGTACAATGGCGTCGTGAAGGAGGTTCCTAACTCCATGAATCAGAACTACTTTTTTGACAATCTGAACTACTCTCAGCGTCAAAAGGTATGGGCAACAAAAGTTCCCAGATTCGGCGAAATATGGTGGTTTTTTCCCAGCGGGAATTCGGAGGAGTGTAACGATTGTGTTATTTATAACATTCGTGAGGGCTGTTGGTACGACGGCGGGCAATCTGTCGGCGCCGCGAGATCTGCCGGGTATTACTCTCAGGTATTTCGTTTTCCAGTGAATGCCGGCACCACGGTTAGTGCGCAAGATGAGGTGTTCTCTTCGTCCGTCACGACCGTGAATACGAACCCGGACATTGAAGTTCCAGTTACAAATTTGATTGCTTTGGGGCAATTGGTTATTGGTGCTGGAATTGCAAACGATTCAATCATTATTGCCATTGCTCCGAGTGCAACTCCGGGTTATTACACCGTGACGTTAAGCGAGAATGCCACGGCTTCAGCGACTGTAACGGCAACGTTTAACACGACCGCTGGAAGAATCACGTTGTGGCAACACGAGATTGGCGTTGATGAAGTGAACGGTCAGAGCGTCAATGCTATTGAAAGCTATTTTGAGACATCCGATCTTGGATGGGTGGGTGGCGGCCCTGCAACAACGCAAATGATGGGTGATAACTTCTGGTTGCATCTTGAACGGGTTGAACCTGATTTTGTGCAGTCTGGACAGATGTATTTGCAGATTGTTGGGAGACCCTTTGCTCAAGCTGATGACGTAGTGTCTCAACCTTACTATTTTGAACCCAGCACCGGAAAGATTGACATGCGGGAGCAGCGCCGCGAAATCAGGCTGCGCTTTACCAGCAACGTTGCCGGCGGCAATTATCAAATGGGCAGGGTGCTTTTGAATGCCAATGTTGGCGACGTAAGACCCTTCGGCAGTTAATATGGAAATTTACGACCCTCGCTATCATTCTTGGGACTCATGGGCCAGCCTCATGGTAGAGGCCTATGCCAGTCAACAATTAAGCCGGCCGGGACCGGAAGCAGATTGGAAGCAATGGGCTGAAGGGTTTAAGGCTCTTGACTCGTTTAATAAAAGTGGCGCACCCGGTCCGCAAGCATTTGATAAATGGCAAGATTGGGCGCAGGCTTTGGTGGGCGCGGTCAGCGGGACAGTTTATGGGTAACAACATCAATATGAGGATCTGATCATGGCGCTGCCACAAAACTGGACACTGCCTCCGGGACTGCGTGAAACCATGGGCTATGGTGAAGACGGCCTTACTCCCGACTATGTTGATGTCGGTGGTCGTGGCGGGTGGACCTATCAGGACGACGGTTCGTGGGGGCGATTCGAACGACCCGTTATTGGCCAAGATGAAGAGGGCGGGCAAATACTTGGGTCTGGGACGTGGTCGCCTTATACGGCTACTCAGGACTTCGCCGCCGCGACCCCCGGATCCACTTTGCAGGACATAAAGTGGTGGGGCTCTCCAAATACGGGCATTGACGGGGCCACTGCGCATAAGTGGATCTCGCCCTCCGGAGCGGAGCCCACGGTTGTCAGGGACGTTGACGGAACGCTGAAAATGCAACTGCCGGCCGATGCAATGCGGGCACCTGACGTTACGGGCGAAGAGTACGGCGCTCTACAAGGTCTGATTGATCCGCGCATTGAGGATAGCCTTGGGAATTTCGCGGCAAAGGCGGCGGCGATGTACGGTGGGACGGCAGGATTGGCCGGGTTGGCTGGCGGGGCTGCGACTGGAACTGCCGGAACCTCTTTGAACAACAGCATCTATCAGCCCATGCTGCAAAGTCTTGTTGATGCCGGAGTCCCGTTTGAGGTCGCGCAGGCGATTCCCTCGACGGTCAATAGTGCCTTGCAGGGCGGGGCATTGAGCAAACTCACCGGGGGCGATTTTACAACCGGGGCAGGAATGGGCGCAATCGGATCAGTTATTGGGAACGTGGCGAACTCATTCGGCTACAACCTCCCGACCTCGGTGATCAGCTTGGCCGCAAGGGCTCTGTCGTCCGGTTTGGGCCTTTTTGGGAACGAGGCCGGAACCTCGACCGGAACCCCGACTGGAACCCCGACCGGTCCTTCTGGGGCCGCAGGACAGGCCCTTGGGGCGTCTTTGCTCGGCGGGCAAGCCCCACGCAGCGGAATGCTCTCATTCGCGCCTACGGGGCCGCTTTCGATGGCTGGGAGGCCTTCTCAGGCCCCGGCATTGTTTGCCGGGATTGAGGGCGGGGTTGCCCCGTATCAGGCGCCCATGCAGGAGGTTAATCTCTCAAACCTGCCGTTTGACGAGACATTGTTTGCAGCAAAGGGCGGATTGATGCACTTAGCTGAAGGCGGCGAACTTGAGAAAAACATTGCTGCGCTGCAAAAATTACTGTCGCCGGCAGAAAAGTCCGTTTCTCAGGGCGAGCAGATCAAGAATTACTTGACCAGAAAGGCTCTGGCGGATTCAAAACTGGATTTTGTTTCCCCACTGCAATCGAGAACGGTCAAGGGCCGCGCAGGTAAGTCTCAAATGTTCGCCGGATTGCCACAAGAAGCCATCCCGGACGTTCCACGGATGGCGGCGACTCATTATGGGGTCAATCCTTTGAGGGAGTCCGTGGATTTCATCCCTCGGGCAAGGATCCCTTTTGCCGCTCATGGAGGGCAAATTCATCCGATGCTATCGAGGGTGCTGAAAGACCGCGGTGTTGAGTTTGTGCCCGGCCCTGAAGGGCGGATGTACGCACGGCATGACCAGAGAGGCTTTGCAGTAGGGGGCGCAGGGACAGGTCAATCGGATGACATTCCGACTATGCTTTCTGATTCTGAGTACGTTATAGATGCAGATACGGTAGCCGCTCTTGGAGACGGGTCATCAAAAGCTGGGGCAGAAGCACTGGATAAGATGAGAATGGCAATAAGAAAGCATAAAAGATCCGCTTCTATTTCAGACATCCCGCCAAAAGCAAAGTCTCCTTTTCAATATATAGAAGACGGCAGGAAAATGAATGTAGCAAGGAAAGGGAAATAGCATGGCCAACATCATGGATCCACAGATCAACCCGACGATCACCTCGACGCAGACGAGTACGCCTATCGCGCCGGACTGGTACAACAATTTCCTGAGCGGAATTGTTGCGCGTGGTGGTGAGGCAGTTGCTGGCGGAGGGGTTGCCGCCCCTTCCCCTTTGCAAACGCAGGCGTGGGGTGCTGCCCCTACTGCAATTACTGCCGGACAGCCTCAGCTTGCGCAAGCAACACAGGCGGCCACTGGCGTGGCCACGACTCCCACTTCTAGCTTGGTGAATGAGTATCTCAATCCCTATACGCAAAGTGTCGTGCAGGCCATCGGCGACCTCGGAGCAAGGCAATTCAGGGAATTTACGGCTCCTTCAATGACCTCTGCTGGTGTCGCCACCGGTCAGTTCGGGGGACAACGGGCGCAGGACATTCAGGCCAAAGCTGCAAGGGATGCGGCAGCGAATATCACCGCTCAACAAGCCCAAGCCATGAACACGGGTTGGGCGAATGCTTTGACGGCTGCTCAAAATCAACAAAATCTTGGCTTGAGTGCAGCATCGACTTTAGGGAACTTGAGCGGTCTGGCGCAAGGCCAAGCAACCAGCGGTCTTGGGACTTTGTCTACGCTTGGTGCGCAACAGCAAGCACTTGAACAAGCAAGGCTGAACTATCCGATGACCGGATTGCAGAATTACGCTGGACTGGTTGGAGGATTGAATATCCCCATCGGAGCAACACAAAGCGTGACTGGGCCTGCAGGTGCTGGACAGTTGACTGACTCGTATTTGAAGCAATTGCTGGCGGGTACGAGCGGAGTTGGAGGGCTATTGACTACGCCGCTAGGGAGTATTTTGGGGACTGACAATAAGAAGACCGTTGGGCGCAGTATTTTGGATTTGATTGCCGGCGGATCTGGAGGTGGGGGATATACCGGAACGCTGCCATCAAATCCAAATAACATACTTGGTCCTTCGGGTGCCGTGATAACTGGGCCCGGAACTGGGACAAGTGAGTATTATGCCAACCGCCCTAGCGGCGTAGAGGGATACTTCTGGAACCCGTCGAATCAGCTTGTGAATTATGCTGGCGATAGAGTCTACCCTTCTTTCGAGGAATAAGGACCAATCATGAATAACGCCAGCCCCCTAGAACAGGTCACCGACACCTCTTCCGTTGACACGGCAAGAGCAAGCCTTGTTGCTCAACAACAAAGGTTGATGGATCTGCTGGAAGAGCGATCCAAGCCCACTGCATTGGATTACTGGTCAACCATGGCCGGCGCATTGGCTGGAAGCGGTAAATCAGGCTATGACGCCTTGGCATCTGCCGGGGCAGGCTCAGGGTTAGCGGTTCGCCAGCAGGACGAAAAAGCAATCACTCTGGCCAAGATGCGGGCTGACGTCGCCAATGCGATGCTTGGACAAGCCGAGCGTCAAGGCTTGCTAAGGTCTGTGCAAGGGTTGTTCGGAGGTCAAGGTGGTGGCGGTTCTAGCGTGGCACCCAGCATATCGATCAATGCTGCGCAGCAGTCTGTTTTTGACTCTCTTCCCCAGAGAGACAAGCAAGTGCTACTTGCCCGAATCTCTAGTGGTGACCCGACAGAGATACATAATGTGCTGAAAGAACTTTCTGGTGAGGCATTGAAGCGTAGCGGGCCGTCTGATGTGATGAAAACGACGAATTTCTACATTGCTTCTCTTCCCCAAGAAATTCAAGCATCGGCGAGAGAAACGGCATCGCAAATTGCTGTTTTTGGGAACCCACGAGAATACAGCGAGCAGTTGATCAAACTCGGGCAAGCGTACACAAAGGGCGAAATAACCAAAGCAGACTATGATGCGCAGTCGGCACAGATGCGGTCGATGATGACGCCCAGAGCAACGACCGCACAACCCACGGTCCCGTCTACGACGTCAATGTCAAAAATGGCGGGTTCAACCGCAGAAGTTCTTCAGTCTCTGTCGCGGATTGAAGACCCGGCTATGCGTATGGACGCATTAAGAGCCTACATGACGCAATTAGAGAGTGAGGGCCCGGTGCGATTTGGGCAAGGGGTAACTCCTGCAACTCCGTCGAACGTGATGAAGCCGACAGAGAGCCCTTCTACCGATCTACCCATTGCCACTCAACGAGATATTGTCGCTGAAGGCATAAAGGCAACGCAAAAAGCAGACATTGATCGTCGAGCAAAGATGGAAGAGTCTTGGTCCACTGCTGCTGAAAGATCCACGACCGATAGACAAAATGCTAAGTTGACCTACGACCTTGTAAAGGCCAATCCTTCGGGGTTTGGGTTACTTAACAAGCCCGGGTGGGACAAGGCTCTTGCTTATCTCGCGGAAGAGGGCATTCGTGTTGGACCGTATAACATCAGTGTGGCTGATATACAGGGCGCAATGCGTCGTGCCGGTGGCTATACGCAGGCTGACCTTGACGCCGTTACGAAAGTGCAACAGCTTGCCATCCAGACGCAACTGGCTCTTGCTTCACAGGCCAAAGGCAGCGTTTCTAACTACGAAGACAGATTGTTCCAAGCGGCTGGCATTAGCATTAATGACAGTCCGAAAGTCATACAGTACAAGACGGAGTTAGTGCGAGCGCGCGCAGACATGCTTCAGAAGACTTGGACGGAATGGAATAAGTACAAACGCACTGGCGGGAACATTGATGATTTCCGTGACTCAAGCATGTTTAAATCGCTGCAGTCTGAGTACGATAAAAATCTCGACAGCATCTTCAAGGCATACAAATGAGCAACGAACAGCGTAATGATAGTATTCCGGGGGTTTCGCTTGAAGACTTTGACAAAGAAACTGCAGCAGGGTCGGCGCCCTACGTTGTGCTAGGTCCGTCTTTTGGCGAGCAACTGAAGAGTGACGAAACTCAACAGAAAGATTCAATGCCTTTTATAGCCCCGGCAGTCGGCGCTGTTGCAGGGGCTATAGCAAGGACGAGCGAACTGCGACAAGCTTTCAATGCATTAGTTAGCGCGGGGGTGTCCCCTGAGGCGGCTGTGGACATTCTTGCCAAGAATGTGGAGACCCGCCCAATTGCCCAACCTGCAGGGGCTGCATCTGCGCAAGTCATTGGGTCGGGGCAGATGACTTCTGGTGATAAATGGGCGGCGAAGATCGGCGGCCCGGGTGGCGAAACGGCGGAGCAAGCATATGAAAACTACCGACTGCGCAAAAAGTTAGCAGAGGGCGAGACGCTGCTACGTAGTGGCTTGGTCCTCCCGCCGGGTTCATCCCCCAGAGGCTCGCATCCGTCAATCCGTCAAGTAATTGCAGAGGAAAATTCCGCTAACAGGGCGCGGCAAATTGCAGAATCTCGACGAGGTGCGCCTTTTGGCATCTCTGCGCCGAGGACGCAAGCTGTTGCAAACTGGACTGCCCGAACGCCGGGGATTATTGGCAAGGGTTTTGGTGCGCTTGGTGGGGCAGCGGCTGGGTACGAGGGCTACGAGGCTTACAAAGCTTTTAAAGACGCGCAAGATGCGCCCGGGTATGCAAACGCTGTTCTGAAAGCACTTACTGCGGCTGGAAGCGGGATGGCCGCTACGCCTATTCCTGCCGTGCAAATCCCCGGGTTAATGCTTGGCGCAGGGATTCCTGCAGCCAGATGGCTCGGAGAACAATTATCCGGCCTCACTTCAGCCGGGGCATCACCAAAAGCTGAGGAAGCTTTTGCGCCTCCAAGACGGCAATAAGCTTCTCGGCAAACTCAAGCAAATCTACTTCTGCCGGATAGAGACCGTTAGGGTTTCTGTTTTCGCAGTAAAAATAGACCTGCTTTACTAAGCTTTCCAATTCTTCAGGTGTCATGCGTTCCCCATAGTTAGTGAGAGCAATTTCGCGCTGGGGTGCTTTGATTCGCAGCCGGCGGCATATCCTCTTTCGAATGCCATTCGTTGAACTGACGTCAAAATCTTCCCCCAAGCTGCATCCTCATCTCTGTCGCCGGCATCAAAATCCATTGACAGCAGAAGTGCGGCGTCCCAATCAATCATCAATTCTCCGTCATCTGAAATATCAAAAAATCGTTCTTCCATGCTGCCTCCTAATTATTTTAAGGTAAGAATCCTTCAAGCATTCCATCATCATCATTGCGGAACTTTATCCCCGGGTGCTCGCATCGGCCCTCCTGCATCATTGCGTACTTGTATTTCTGAGTGCAGTCTGTGCAGAAACCGTCGTGCATAACCCCGGTATTTGCTTTTGTCGCCACTGCCCGCCAAAGTTCATATTGTGCGCGGGTAGTGCAGGACGGCACAGGTCTGGCGAAGGTTATCACCGGATACGCCCTGCGCTTTATCCCCACCCTCGGCCCCGGCTTCATGGCTTCAGACTCTTGATGTTACGGTTCGCATCAAGCCTCGCCTGAATTTCTGGTGAAATCATTTTATAGGTTATCGGTTGAAACGTATCTTTCGACCTATAACTCCACTCACTTGGAACGGGATTCACGGTCTTTTTGTTGGTGTTAAATTTCGACTTCATGTTATTTCGCCTTGGTGTCCCCATACCTCGCTCCATTTATATCGTTGAACATTTTATGCCCCCAGTATCGGGTGGCATTGAATAACGCCTGCCAGTGTGTCATGTGTTTTTGTCCTTTAGTTTTTCTTCAATTCTTCGCCCTAACAACAGAGAATAGTCCTATCATCTTGTGGCGCTCACCGCCTTCAAACTGCCGATCACTTTGCAAAACAGGCGCACGATGAATAAACAGAAACCCGCCTTGCGCTGCCAGACTAATCTTTGCAAACTGCTCTGCAAAAGCTAGTACTGCTTCCTCGACTGTGGCCCATGAGCCTTGCTCATCGGCGGGGTTGCCACCTACAAGGTGGTGTGACAGACATTCAATTTCTTTTAGCTGTACGCCTAATCTCCCCAACTCCTTGTCTATCTCATTCATTCTTCCCCCTATTCTTTATCAGATCAATGCAATGCTGGCAGCGCCAGCGGATAAATCCCTTGATAGTGCGTACCCGTTTTATGGCTTTTCGCATCTGGCAGGTATTGCATAGCGGGTTGTTATTGACTGGTCTACCCATTACCAAAATGCTTTGTAAAAAATAAACCCAACGACAAGGGTGGCAAGTACGGTATGAATAACTCCGGTGAAGTATCCCTCAGAATACGCCGCCTCCTTGTGCCGCTTCACCAATTCCCACGTTTCGTCATCCATGTTTCCTCCCTTCCTCTTTTATGCAGAGTACTGCGGTCAGTATTACAACGGCAAGCACCGCGGCAAGAAATACCCACGCGGATTCTTCTAGTGTCATTTTCTTTTTTTCCTATAAGGTATTTTCAATTTGTCCTGCAATGGGCCGGGGAATAATTCCTCTGCCATAACTTGTTTCCCCCATCCCTGCACTATGTAGCTGATGCGCCCGTACTTGTTTTTCACCACTTTTTTAACCTCGTCAATAAATGGCTCGCCGCTATATGGGTATATCGCCACCAGATCACCGACGTTTGCCCATTGCTTTTTATAGTCTATGTTGTGCTTCACATTGCGGTCCCGCGAGCAGGGCAGGGCCATAGCCGTTTAAACAAGCCTATTAAAATAATATCCGCCACTTCATGCCGGATACTCGGGTTCTGCTCCAAGTATTGCTTCACAATGTCTCGTGCCTGACCTCCTGTGACTTGTGTAGTTGCTGTGCAAAAATGCGCCCTGTCGCCCATATCAAGCGCCCCCATGACGTACCCCAAAGCCAGCACCCGATCTGTTAGTTCCCCCGATTGCATGAAGCGTAGTAAGTCATTCCCGGTGTAGAACGACGCCGCATTTACCGACGAACAGAAAACAAACAATGCAACCGCTATAAGTTTCATGTGTTTTTCTCCTTTAGCTTGGCTTCAATCGCCTCTGCAAAATCCAACACGTTTTGATGCCCGGAGCAGATGTGTGCTAACTCACCGTTCGACATGTTGCACTTCCATATTTCCTCGGCAGTCAACTCGACCCATGTTTTCTTCCTCTCGATCATCGCAATCGCGCATTTGTGGTGCCACTTGTAGCAGTCCTCGCTGTGCGTTGTTTGCGGTTCTTCTAGTGCTTTCTTGATAGCGGCGATGGCTTCTTCTATCTGGCTGTACCGGCTCACGTATCGTTCGTCTGACAGCGCCTCCAGCGCCAGCTTTAAAGCTTCGTCTTTTGTCATTTCGCCTCCTCGTTATCCTGCCGGGCTTCCGTTCCCGGCTTCCCCGATGTTTCCGCACTCGGCTTTCGCTCTGTGGGGGTGTTCCCGTTTCCGGGCAATTTCGCTGCGTATCTCATTTCAATCCTCTTATCGCTGCGGCGCAACTAACCCAACTTGCATCAACCCTCGCGCCTTCGGACTCACACACCTTCGCGCAGCGTTCCCTCTCTGCCTTTTGAACGGCGGCGGCGAAGTTATAGAAATGCTCTGCGTGATGTTCAAACCACGCATCAACACCCCAGAATCCCGCATCTTTAGCGGCGGCTATCAGTTCAGCGCGTGTCATCCCAGCACCCGTTGCGCCACGACCACCAGAAATATCCCGCAAGTGATACCGAACAGAACGGCGACAGCAAGGGCAATTACCAGTCTGTCGTGGGCTGCTTGCCGGTTACGTGCGAGGATTTGATTAAATTGTTTTTCTGTGTAAGTCCTCATCCCAACCTCCCCAGAATTTCCT